TTACAGCTACAGATACTTCTATTGTATTAACCGATGGTTCGGAATTTCCTACCTCAGGATATATTGTCATTGAAGCAACTGCCACAACAGATACGTCTTCTTTAGAGTATGGAAAAATTACTAGTGAAACTATTCAATATACCGGCCGAAGCACAAATACTTTAACAGGCTGTACTCGAGGAACGGCTGCTCCTTCTTATGGGGAAACACCAGTTTCTACGACAGCGGCAGCTCATACAGCAGGGGCTAAAATTTATGGCTCATATGAAATAACTAAGATTGACACTACTATTCCTTATGCAGGAGAACCGTCAACATTGCCTGTAAGTAATAGTTTTAGTTTTACTTTAGCAAACGCAGCGACTAGTGTAGAAACAGGAGGAGGTTTTTTCGTTTTCGGCGGACCCGTAAACGATAGATCATAATGTTTAAATTTATTAAAAAATTATTTGGTAAAAAAGAAGTTCCTGTCGTAGCCCCTTCTAAACCAAAACCAACTCACTGCCCTATTCATTCAAGATATATGAAGAGTTGCTCAAGCTGTATAACTATTGTAAATAGAGGATATATATAATTATGGCATATACACTCGAAGCATTAGAAGGCGACGTTAGAAGTTATACTGAAGTAGACAGTAATGTTTTTACTGGTGCTATTCTAAGCAGATTTATTGAAAATGCAGAATTTAGAATTTTATATGATCTTCCTATGGATTCCGATAGAAAATCGGCTACTGGAAATTTTGCGGCTGATGATAATACTATTAATGTTGATGCAGGAGCTCTATTTGTTCGTGCTGTTGAAGTATTTGATTCCACCTCCTCAACTGATGGAAATTCCGTTTTTTTACAAAAAAAAGATGTCAGTTATTTAAGGGAGTATGTAGCAAAATTAACAGGACCTTCGGGAGGATTGACAGGCCAAGATGTTACGGGACAACCCAAGTATTATGCAATGTTTGGAGGAGCTACGGGCTTGACTGACACAACTTCAGGAGGGCTTCTTCTAGCCCCTACGCCTGACGTGAATTATGCTTTTAGGCTTTATTATAATGCACAACCTACGAGTCTAGTGACCAATACCTCTGGGACTTATATCAGCAGATACTTTCCTAATGGCCTTTTATATGCCTGCCTCGTCGAAGCATATGGATATTTAAAAGGGCCGATGGATATGTTGACACTTTACGAAAACAAGTATAAACAAGAAGTACAGAAGCTTGCAGGAGTGCAACTTGGAAGACGAAGACGAGACGATTACACTGATGGTACAGTTCGTATCCCAGTTAAATCACCGTCTCCTTAATAGAGGATTAAATTATGGCAATAGCATCAGTTTTAACAAACACTTTTAAAGAAGAATTATTACAAGCCGGACATAATTTTAATGCATCCGGTGATACGCCAGCAGGCGACGCTTTTAAAATTGCACTGTATGATGACAGCGCAGATATGGGAACGACAACAACTGTTTACAGCGCTAGTGACGAGGTTTCAGGAAGTGGGTATAGTGCTGGCGGAAATGCTCTAACGAACACTGGAACAGCTAAAAGCACAGTAACGGCTTATACAGATTTTTCAGATACATCATGGACATCAGCTTCTTTCACAGCAAGAGGATGCTTAATTTATAATACAGATGTACTAAGTGGTTTCACTACTAATAGATCAGTTTGCACCATTGATTTTGGTGGAAACAAAACCGTTTCTTCTGGAACATTCACAATTCAATTTCCAACTAACGATTCATCAGACGCTATCATCAGAATAACGTCATAAGGAGGTAAATCCTTATGGCTAATCTTACAGTCACAGTAGCCGTTACAACTGGAACGCAATATCTCACTGGCTCTACTTCCAATATTTTTACATTTGATGGCTCTCAGCCAGCAAATTTTACTTTTCCCTGGGTTGAAGACGGCACAGTTCGATTAGAACAATCGGGTTCTAGTAATGATGACCACCCCTTAATTTTTTCTACTTCCAATAGCGAGACTCTTGGCACTATGCGAGCCGGGATTATTTCTTCCGGCGTTACTTATTATTTAGACGGATCTAGTACTGAATCCGATTACACTAACACTACAACTTTCAATGCAGCTACTACTCGTTACATAGAAATTACACCTGCTTCAGCAACCGATTTTTATTTTGCATGTTGGGTTCATGGTATTGGCATGGGAGGAATTGTTGATATCACTGAAACTACTTGGGGCGCATTAGGTTATGGATACAGTAATTGGGGCGGTAGTGTTTCATTAACCGGACTCTCCATGACAGCTACATTAGGTGATTTAGCCTATGCAGCTGCTGATGATGGTTGGGGCAGAGATGCCTGGGGAGATAATAACTGGGGTGAAAATGCAACTGGTGTAACCTTAACTGGTTTGGAAATGACTGCCGGACTGGGTGCCGAAGGCTGGGGTAGAAGTACTTGGGGCAATGATGCTTGGGGAGAAGAAAGTGTAGTAAACATAGAAATTGGAGAGCCATTAACAGGTTTCGCAATAACAGGTTCTTTAGGAACCCCACAATTAAATTACGATTTTAAACTTACTCTTAGTGAGTCTTTATTAGCGACTGCATCTTTAGGATCTATATCCATTAATGATGGTGCTGACCATACTCAAGGATTGGGCGGAATAGCTATGACCGGTTCAGTGGGAACCCCAGCAGTTGTAGAGCAAGTAGTTGGTCTAACAGGTATTGAGATGACCGGCGTTTTAAATTCTTCTGGTGTAGTTATAGGAGAACTTACTCCTGTTGCTATAACAGGTATCGAGGGAACGGCCGCATTAGGGTCTCTTGGAAGCATTCCAGATATGGCCCGAGCTCTTACGGGAATTTCTTCCACGATGAGTTTAGGAAGTCTAGCCGCCATAGATGATGTGCAAGTTGGACTTTCAGGACTTGAAATCACTGCAACTTTAAATTCAGTTGTTTCTCCTTTACATTATAAAACTGACACAATTACTGGCAACACGAGCTATACAGATGTTGACATAACCGGCTATACCGCTTATACAAAGGATACACACGCGGCTTAAGGAGAAAATATGGCTTCAAATTATACAGGTTTAGGCGTTCAACTCATGACAACCGGCGAGAAGGCTGGTACGTGGGGGACTCTTACTAACACAAACTGGAATATCATGGAACAGATTTCCGGTGGTTATACTGTTCAAACACTTAACGCTGCTGGAACAGGAGCTAATACAACTACATTAGCAGTATCCGATGGATCAACGGGAGCTACTCTTGCAAACAAAGTTATTATTTTAGGAGCAGAATCTGCTCAAGCAATTACAGGAAATAAAATTGTAACTATTCCTCTGGATGTTGAACAATTTTATTTAGTTCAAAACAATACAACTGGTGCATATACAGTTCAATTCAAATATGTTTCTGGTTCTGATGGCGGTGTTACGTGGGCAACTGACGATAAAGGTTGGAAAATTCTTTACGCATCTGCCAATGATGGAACTAATCCAGTTCTTGCTGACACTGGTTTTGGAACTGGTGATGTTACACTTACTGGAACACAAACTTTAACAAACAAAACTTTAACTTCACCTGCTATTGGAACATCTATTTTAGATACTGGTGGAAATGAGTTAATGAAAATTACAGTTACTGGCTCGGCAGAAAATGAATTTACTATGGCAGCTGGAGCTAGTGGAGCTGGTCCAACGCTTTCTTCAACAGGAAGTAGTGATACCAATATTGATATCAATATTACACCGGCAGGAACGGGTAATGTTAATTTACTGGGAGACACAGTCCAATGTGGTGACCTTAATGCAGCTGCAACTGTTACTAGTAATGGAACTGGAGATTTAATTTTAAACACGAATAACGGAACTAATTCAGGAGATATTACAATTACTGATGCCGCTAATGGCGATATAGATTTTACTTGTAATGGAACAGGAAACGTAGTCTTCAACGATGCGGCTTATGCTCCTGAAACAACTTTAACAGATGAAGCAACCATCACCTG